CATCCAACTTCTTCATTATGCGACCCTCGATAGGTTACGTTTCAGGCTCTGGCCCCACTTATTACCCATCTGGCTCCCATATATCGCAGTGCCAGCGTCACCCGCAAATGTAAGACAAAACGCATCTGCCTTGTCTGGACTATTCAACCCTCGCTTGCGGATCTCGTCCTTCCCCTCAATCTGAATCTTCCCGCTGCTGGTGAAGAAGTACCTGCAGGTGGCCAGCTCAGCCATCAGCACCTCATCCTTGGGCATCAGGCAGTCCCGCTTCTCCAGCCAAGCCTTGGCCTTGTGCCAGAGCTCAGCCTTCAGGTTCCTATACGTCCCGCCCATCGCAGGGCTCTCGCTTACGTTTATCCCAATCGCCGGCAGCTTCAGCTCGCGCAGGCGGTCCACAACGCCAGCCCCCAACCCAATACTATCAACCATGATCTCGTGCGGACGCTGGCTCGGTGGCAGCGCCTCCCACTCTCCCACAACGGCACCAGTGAGCTGCATCAGGTCCAGATTCTTCCACGTCTTCACAGGCTCCGTCACCGCATTCCCCTGGCGCTTGCACAAGGCGCTCCGGTCACTCCCAAACCGCGCAACGTCCAAACCCCAGACAACCCTCGCCGTGGAGCTCACCGCAACATCCCGATGCATCGCCAGCTCAATTAACTCCATCGGGATCACCGTATCGTCATCACCTCGAGGAAACTCGCCCAGGACCCTAATGCGGTAGGCATTGCTCTCCTCTCCATACCGAGACTTCATCTCGTCCATGTAGGCATCGCTCACCCTCGGGCTGTCGGAGCAGCTCACCTTCATGGTGATCCAGTCCTCTTTGAGGCGGTTGTGCGTATCAAAGAAGAATCCCGAGCTGCGCACCGGGTTCCCCAGGAGCAGCGTCACCGCCTGGTGGCCAGACATGGACCCGGCTGCAGCCTCAAACACCTGCTCAGGGATACCACTCGCCTCGTCCGCAACCAGCATCACGTTCTCCGAGTGGACGCCCTGCAATGCCTCGGGCTGCTCTGCTCTACTCGTCCTGGCGCTAATAAACGCCTCGGTTGGAGCCTCCTTTACCTCAATGCGGTCCTGCTTCACCTCGAGCTGGTCCTGCAAGCTCGCCGGTAATGCCTTAACCCAGCGCTTTAATTCCGCAAACAAGGCGTCATAAAGCTGGCTGCTGGTCGGTGCAGTCACCACAATCTTCACCGGGAAACGCAACATTAAATACCAGATAATCGCCCAACTTGCAGCAGTCGATTTACCTACGCCATGCCCACTACGAACCGATATTCTCCTATTGTTAGCCGCAATATGATTAAGAAACTCCTCTTGCCAGTTATCCGGTTTAACATTCAATACCTCCTTTACGAATAGTACAGGATTATTCTTATAGAGTTTCACGAACTCAATAAACGGATTATTCAGTTGCTGCTTATTGTTTATCATTATTTTTTTTTCGGGAGGCGATTATCGTTAATCATTGGGGGGTGGGGGGGGTAGTGCTGAGTAATGCTGACGGGTAATGCTGGGTAATGCTGGTGGTGGTGGTGGTGCTGGCGTTTCGGCGGTAGGTGTTTCGGCGTTTCGGCGTTTCGGCGGTAGGTGTTTGGCGCTGCAACAACCGCCCCCCGCCAGCCGCCAGACGGGGGGGGTCAGGCGCCCGGCGGCTGGCGCCACGCGGCCAGGCACTGTTCTCGGTTTGATGGGTTTTATGTGGGGAACGGAAGATCATGGCTCTGCAACCCGCATGAATGCTAGTGGTTCGAATGATGCGGTATCCCCCATATGTCACTTCGAACGGTATAGAAGGATTCCAACCATGGATGTAAGTTCTTGATTCACAACGATATTATTCTCACGCATCTCCATCTGTACCCCCATTTGTACCCCCAATTTGCCTTGGCTGCTCAACAATCTCGACGTGGCGCAGCGCGTCCAGGCGCAGGCCGGCTATGCTGATGCTGACGTTCTGACCCTTGTTCTGGGCGTACGCAGGCGCATTCCAGCGCTCCGCTACCCATTGCCGGGTCTGGATGCGCAGCCTGGTCTTCTGTGATTCCTCCACCGGCTCGCTGTCCGCAATGGCAATCGTGGCACTTACAATGTCGTCAGCTGCTCGCGCGCGGGCGCGGGCCAGCAGCCCCTCCTGCTCTGGTTTCGCCAGCCACTCTTCGATCGCGCTGCGGCTAACCTTGAGCTCCATGCAGATCTCGGCCATCGACTTGGCGCTTTCCAGCATGGCGGTGATTTGCTTCACCGGCATCGTAGAAAGCGCTACAAGGTCACGCTTGTGTTTTGGCCTACCCGCCATGCTTGTAGCTCCTTAAACCTCTCCTACGCATGATTTACCCCCTTCGTTGCCATTGTTCGCTTGTCGTACTGGCTAGTGTCGAACAGCTTGGCGTAATCACCACTCAGATCAATGTCCGAGTCCGGGAAGTCATCGAACCCTGTAGCACCACCGCCAGGCGCTGGCTCTATCCTGGTCATCCTCGAGCCCGGCATCAGGCTCTTGAGTTTAATCATCTCCTGCATGACTGGTGACGCCATCAGCATCTCGATTTCCTCCATACACCAAACGTGACGATTCTGGATGTCTGGCCTGAACTGTTGGTACGCTACGGCATCATTCACGCCACGCACTACGACCATCACGCTGCCGTCCTGCATCTTCCACTCCACCGCGCTGGTGTCAGGCACCCGCTGAACATTGTTCTCCTCGGCCCAGCGCTCCATTGCCTGGTACGCCTTCTTCATCCCGCTGACCGCCTTGGCCATGCGCTCAATGTCTCGAGCCTGCTGCGCAGCCCAAACCCTTTCAAGCTGCGCCCAAACCTTAACCCGCAAGTCAGTATCCACCAACATCACCAGACGATCAATTCCCCAGACCGACTCATGCCGATCCTTCGCAACCCGCAAATCGATCAACAAAGACGCCTTCGCCGCATCAAACTCAGACATCGGAAAATCTGGCATCTTGGACGCCAAACTAGACACTTTTTTCATCTTTCAACCTTTCCCCAAAAAACAACAATCCTGATCTTCCCGTCCCGATCCCGATCCCTATTCTAGGGATTTCGGGACAATCGGGACAACGGGAAGCTCTTTTCGCCTTCCTGATTTTCCCGAATCGGGACAATCGGGACAATCGGGACAACTCTAAAACACCTCAACCGAATCGTAAATACACCAGACTTTGAGCCCAGAAATGCCTATCTTTTGAGCACTTTCGAGGACTCTGGTGATGTCCGTCATGTTGTTGGTGATGGTCTTTTCTGACCTCCCAACCCTCATTTTTGCGAACTCTTCCCGCCACCTGGACACCAAAATGACCTTGTGGCGCTCACTTCCAACCGTCTCCATCACCCCCTCAGCCTTCAATAAACGATTCAAAACCATCAAACCTTCCATCGGAATCCCTGTCAATCCGTCCTTCACTGGACCCTTTGCGCCCTTCTTTCTGGCGTCACGCGCCAGCTGCACCGCCCCCTCGTCAGGCTCCACCGCCAGACTTCTAACCGTCTCCAGCTGGCGCAAAGTGCCTATGTCCACCGCCACCATCCTGAAGCCAATCTCTCTCCCATCCTCCCCATCCTTCTGCTTCGACACCCTAATCGTCCCAGACATTTGCGTTTCATTGCGCTGAATCTGCAACTCAGTATCCACCGCCCCAAGCAGTGATGAGTGACCCCTAAGTCCCTTCTCCTGGTCCTTACCACTGTGGTGAATGATCATCACTCCAGTGATGTAACGCTGCTGGATGGCGCCCAGCGAGGTGATGAAGGCTCCCATATCTTCCGAATTGTTCTCATTGCCACCGCCAAACGACCTGGCCAAGGTGTCCACAATGATAAGGTCCAGCTTGACCTGGCGCTCCTCGATCAGCGCATCAATGGCCAGCACCAGGTCCCCAATGTCCTTCTTCGAACTTCTCAAGTTGATCTGCGACCGAATGACAAAGATCTGAGCCTGGCGCTCTGACGAAATGCCATGATGCAATCGCAACGCCTTAATGCGAGCACCAATGCCTCCATGCCCCTCGCCAGCGATTATCAACACTGCCCCTGGCTTCGACACCTGGTGCCCCATCCACTCACGACCTGCCGCAATCGAATGCGCAATATCTAAAGCAATGAACGATTTATATGACGCTGGCGGTCCATACAAAGCGATTAACGACTTCCTCGGCATCAGATTATCGATTAACCAATCAACCGGCTCATCCTGTATTAACTCCCAAGGCTCAATGTTGTAGCGCAATGGGATTAACTCGTCCGATATAATCAATTCGTCTGGTGCTGGTGCAACATCAGAGTCAGCATCAGCATCAGCAGCAAACACCAGCTCCGACTCTGAACGCAAGACCGGACAATCCCTGGCCAATGCCAGCGCCTTAGCCCTAGTGCCACCGCTGGCCACCCATTCAAATGCATCTTCCTTGGCGCCAAGACCCGGCAGCTCCAAGACCCTGACGCCACGACAGACAGGTATCAGCGCAGCTGCAACCAGGCGACTGAATGATCTGCCTGGCTTGTCATTGTCCGGGCAGATGACAACGCTGGCGCCGGCAAAGTAAGGAGTCACCGCCGATGGCCAGGAGCTGGCGCCCAGATGCGAGCTGGTGACGAACAAGCCCAGGCCGGCCAAAGCATCAGCCGCCTTCTCGCCCTCGACAATGAACAGGACTTGCGGACGCCCTATGGCAGCAAGCACATCAGGCAGACGATACGGGACTATCCTGGCGCTGGCCATCGACGCCACGCGCCTACCGTCAGCGCCAACCGCCAGCAGCTTGTAGGTCTTACCCTTGGCGTCTGACGTCTTGTAGCGCTGCTTGATGAACAGCGTCACGCCGTTCTCGTCCACGTATTCGTACTCGGCCTCTAAGGTTGGTGCAGGAGCGTGATGCCCATTGATCCGGGGCTTGATTGAAGCCAAAGGCTCTACGTGCTCAGCCTCTGGCAGCAGCCCCAGCTCCCTGATGCAGTCCAGCACCGAATGCTGGGAGCAGCCGCCAAAGCACTTAAAGAGCAGCTTACCGTCATCGCCATCGCAGATCGACAGTGATGGGCTCCTGTCACCGTTACCCTGTCCGTGACCTGGCACCGGGCAAGACGCCAGGAACTGATTGTTTGGCGCAGTCCGCGCATTGCCAAGTATTGAGGCAATCAGCTTTGCGTCCATCTTGTGATTCCAGTGTTATTACCCGTTGCTCCAGCTCGTAGGTGCGTTGCGCCAGGGCTATGAGCAGCAGGTTCCAGTGTTCTTGATTCATTAGGGACAAAAAAAGCCGGGCTCCACCGGCCCGGCTCTTCATGCTGCATTGTTATTGGAACATCTCTTCGTCTTCCGCTGGAGCTGGAGCTGGCTTAACCGCGGGAGCTGCTTTGACCGCTGGTGCTGGCGCTGGAACGACAGCTGCCGGTGCAGCCGGCTCAGCACCCTCTGCCATCGCAGCTGGACGCGCTACCCAGCTCTTCAGCTCAAAGTTAGGGATCTTGGTGGACCCGGCGCCAATCTTCGTCGGCGTGCAGCCGGTGTACTCAATGACAGGCAACTTGCCTGGGTTCGCCGCTTGAGCCGCAATGCACTTGTTGTAGATCGCCTCAAGTCCCTTGTTGGTGCCAACTCCATTGGCGCACCACTCGACCAGGCCCAGCTCCTTGTTGTAGAAATTCACAGCGAACCCGCGCTTGTGGTCAGCTGTCGGTTGCGCACCCTTGCGCCCAACGACATCATCGACGATCCACTCGCGCATCCCAGCGCCAAGCAGCAGCCA